AATTTTTATTGATCCAGGTGATGTTTGGCAAATTCGTCACGATACATGGTTAAATTCCTTTGACGACAGTACAAGCACTTATAAAGGCATTTTAGAAATTGAAGAAAATGCTGTACCTGAACCTGGCTTGGAAGAAGAACACAACTTCTCTATGTGGCGAGTTACTCAAGTAGAGTACATACCAGACACAGGAAGTGGCGAATATTTTAGAATTCATGTTGTATACATTTCTGGTCGCATGCCAGCATCAACATACGGAAACCCATATTCAATTCGTTTTTATCGCACAGGCGATAAAGGAGATCAAGGTCCTCCAGGTGGTCCACAAGGATTCCAAGGTGCTGCGGGTGCACAAGGTGCACAAGGCATTCAAGGTGCACAAGGCATTCAAGGGTCTCAAGGATTCCAGGGAGCACAAGGATTTCAAGGAGCACAAGGCATTCAAGGAGCACAGGGATTCCAGGGTGCACAAGGCATTCAAGGCGCACTTGGCGTTCAAGGTCCGCCAGGATTTCAAGGAGCACAAGGTGCGCCAGGAGCCAGCCCTATTGGTCCACAAGGCATTCAAGGCGCGCAAGGATTCCAAGGTCGCCAAGGATTTCAAGGTGCTCAAGGTGCTCAAGGTGCACAAGGATTTCAGGGCGCTCAAGGTATTCAAGGGGCACAAGGATTTCAAGGTCCTTCTGGCTCTCCTGGAGTTGGTCCTCCAGGTGTGCAAGGTGCACAAGGAATTCAAGGAGCACAAGGTTTTCAAGGCGCTCAAGGATTTCAAGGTCGTCAAGGATTCCAGGGAGCACAAGGATTTCAAGGCGCGACAGGATTTACAGGACCACAGGGTTTGGCTGGTGCAACTGGTCCGCAAGGATTACAAGGACGTCAAGGCATTCAAGGTGCGCAAGGATTCCAGGGCGCACAAGGTTTTCAAGGAGCACAAGGTTTTCAAGGTCGTCAAGGATTCCAAGGTTCGCAAGGATTCCAAGGTTCGCAAGGATTCCAAGGTTCAACTGGAATTCAAGGATTAACTGGACCACCAGGCAGTCAGGGTACACAAGGATTTAGAGGTGCAACAGGCGATCCTGGATCACAAGGTGCTGCAGGCGCAGCAGGTCCTCAAGGCGTACAAGGTGCAGCTGGAACACCTGGCGCTGGAGGCGGATTTACAGAATCTTTAGAAAATGTTCATACTGCAGCATTTACGTTAACGCCTTTAGGAACAACAAAATCTTCGTGGTTAAGATTTCCTAATGGAGTTTTGATGCAATTTGGTGTAGTTAGAGCACCAGCATTTCCAGGATATTGGGCTGATAATAGCACATGGTCAGTAACTTTTCCCACAGCATTTGATACAAATGATGGTGATCCACTTAACTATTTTTACCCAGTAATTTATTATGGTGGTTCAGTATCAATCAGTAGTTCAACACAAAGACAGGCTTGGACAGAAATTTTAGATACTGGTTTCACATCATTGGGTGTGTCAGGAAAAATTAGTGAGGTTGGTGGTGGTGGTGCAGCCTCTGTTGGTGTATATTGGCTTGTAATTGGTAAAGCGCCAGCATAATATTTGGAGATTTTAAAATGCCGTATGCATATTACTCGAATACGACAAAAGGTTTTTATGTAACTGAACTTAATTACCCAAGATATCCTGATGATGTGATTGCCATCACACAAGAACAACATGAATATTTTTTAAATGAGATAAATGGTAATAATAAAACGATTGTTGTAACTAATGGTGATATCGGTTTAGTTGAAAAACCACCACCAATAATTGATTGGGACGCAATAAGATATAAAAGAAATCGATTATTGCTGCAATCAGATCACACGCAACTGCCAGACTTTCCAGAAGCCAAAAAATCTCAATGGGCTACATATAGACAAGAACTTAGAGATATTCCACAAACATACGCAACACCATCAGATGTGATTTGGCCAACGCCACCAACTTGAGGACTATTTTATGATTAATGCTTTTGTGATTAATTTGACAAAAAATTCAACAAAACTTACTTCTTTCATTCGACGTTTCAATCAACAGTTTCCAGATAAATCTAAGATTGCGCTACATCGTTATGAAGCAGTAGATGGTTTAACTATAAATCACGATCAATTGTTAAAAATGGGTTATGATACTTATCGCTCTTGGCGCGATCCATATCATAATCGTAAGTTCACGCATGGTGAAATTGGCTGCACTTTAAGTCATTTTGGTGTTTGGAAAAAATGTATTGAATTAAATCAACCGATTATTGTTTTTGAAGACGACATTGAATTTCTACCTAACTTTAATCTAGATGATATTGTAGAAGTTCTTAAAACAAAAGAGTTCGTTTATCTTTCAAGAAAAGACATTGGTGGTAAATCGAAACAAATTAATGATAAGTTGGCAATTCCTCCATACGCATACTGGACTTGCGCTTATGCATTAACTCCAATTGCTGCCGTTAAGTTATGCAATAATTTTGCATATAATAATATTTTGCCTGCGGATGAGTATTTACCTTTAATGTTGGATGTGCACCCATCTCCAGAATTAAATGATCATTTTATGCACCTTCCTAAAATAGAACCTTTGGCATTTGAGCCAAGTGTATGTAAACCTGTAGCAGGTGCATTTAATACTTCCGATACAGAAATTGGAACAGGAACCAAATACTTTAAAGATTTTGATTTAAAGGTTGTTACCGTCGCGACCGATTTAAGTAAAGCCAAACAACTATTAACATCAGCAGAAAAACATAATATTAAAGTTAGAGTGCTTGGAGCAAATAAAGATTGGACTGGTGGGGACATTAAACGAGGACCTGGCGGTGGTACGAAAGTTAATTTTCTTAGAAATGAATTGCAAAATTATCAAGATGACGACCTAGTGATGTTTGTAGATGGTTATGACGTTTTAATTAATGAAGAAGAATATGGTATTATAGAACGCTATCTAACCTTTCATTGCAAAGTTTTATTTGCTGCTGAAAAAGTTTGTTGGCCAGATAGAAGTTTAGAGCCGTACTTCCCTGAACCTGCAAATGGTTATCGATATTTGAATAGTGGATGTTTTATCGGCGTGGTTTCTGAACTTAAGAAGATTGTTTCGGATACAATTAACGACACTGATGATGATCAACTGTATTTTCAAAGAAAGTTTCTAAGTAAAAAATACGACATGAAACTGGATCATGAGGGGTACGTTTTTCAGTGTATTTCAATGGTCGAGGATAAAATTGGGTTAAACAAACACAATCAGATCACAAATTCTGAAACTCGATGTACAGGAGTTGTTTTACATGGAAATGGTGGTCCTATTGCGAAAGATCGTTTTGATGCAATCTATAATTTCCTTTATCCAGATAAACCACCCACAAAATACACCTTTGCAAATACAAAAAACTTTAGAATCGTTGGACCAGAAATCATATGCATTAAGTTTATGACGCCTCAAATGTGTGCCGATCTAATTGGTATGGCTGAAGAAACTGCGCGCAAAAATGGTGGGTTTAAACCATTAGAATATGATAAATTTCCAGCACAAGAACTTCGCATCAAAGCAATTGATCAAGGTTTGTGGAACGCTATTGAAAAAAACTTAAAAGAGTACATCTTTCCTGTAATTGAGTCTTATTGGGCACCGACGCAGATGTATGGTGTTCGGGATCTTTTTGTAATTCGTTATAGCCCCGATACACAAAAATCACTTAACTGTCACAATGATGCTTCCATGGTAAGTGGAACGGTAAAACTCAATAATGATTATACAGGGGCAGAATTATACTTCAGAAGGCATAATATTAAGAATACTGATATGGAAGTGGGCGAATTGATGCTTTGGCCAGGACAGGTGACTCACGGTCACGAGAGCCTACCAATTACAAGTGGAACTAAATATAGTCTAGTTCTATGGACACAACGCCACCCAAGAGATGAAATTTAATGGCTAAACCTACCTCTCGCGCCGAATTAAAAGACTATGCGCTACGCAAATTAGGGTTTCCAGTCGTAGAGATTAACGTCGACGACGATCAGTTAGACGATCGTATCGACGAAGCTCTTACGATGTATCAGCAATTTCATTATGATGCAGTTGAAAAAACCTATTATAAACATCAGGTTACTAGTGGTGACGTTGCCAACACATATATTTCGATGCCAAGTAGCATTATTGGTGTAACTCGTATGTTCCCAGTCAGCACTGACAGCGTTAACTCGAACGCTGCAGGCAATTTTAATATGTTCGATTTGACGTATCAGTTACGTTTGAATGAACTTTACGATTTTACCTCTGCTGATTACGTTTACTATGCGCTCGCAAAACAACATATTCGTACACTCGACCTTCTATTTTTAGGCGAACAACCTGTTCGTTTTAATCGTCATGACGATAAACTTTATATCGATATGAAGTGGAATAATCGAATTGTTGTCGGTAGTTACTTGGCCATTGAATGTTATAAAGTCATAGACACAGCAGTTTCCACAGAAATATGGAATGATAGTTGGCTTAAAAAGTATGTAACTGCATTGTTCAAAAAGCAATGGGGCGAGAATCTTAAAAAGTTTTCTGGCGTTCAACTTCCTGGTGGAATTACATTGAACGGTCAACAAATATGGAATGAGGCTGAACAAGAGATTGAACGTCTCGAAGAAAAACTTCGCGACACATATGAAGAACCACCACAGTTTGAGATTGGTTAATGCCAACATCAGTTTATTTCAATAACTATAATTCTCATGCTGAGCAACGATTATATGAAGATTTAATCGGTGAAGTTGTTCACACATACGGAATAGACGCAAAGTATATTCCAAGAGAATCAGAGTCATCTTTTGATCTTGTGTTTGGTGACGATCCAACTAAGAAATATGATTCATCATATCCAATCGCGGTTTATGTTCAAAATGTTGATGGATTTCAAGGCGGCGATTTGTTTAGTAAATTTGGTCTTGAGATTCGTAAACAAGTTCAATTCGTCATTCCTCATCGCGCATTTAAGCAAGGTATTCCACAAAATCTACTTCGTCCAAGAGAGGGAGATTTATTGTGGTTGACTAATTTTAAAAATCTATTTGAAATTACTTTTGTTGAACGTGATAACTTTTTCTACACATTCGGTAGATCAAGTTATTATGGCTTTCTTGTTACTTGTGAACTATTCCGTTACAGTAACGAAGATCTTGCAACAGGCGATCCAGAAGTTGATGTAATTGAAAATGAATTGTCATCTGCGTTTAAATACACTATGACTGCTGGTGGAACGAGTACTTATGCATTGAACGAGCAAGTATATCAAGGAACAAGTTTAAACGCTGCAACTGCAATTGGTTACGTTGCAAGATGGGATAAGCCTACTTTGAGTTTAGAATTAAAAGATGTAAAAGGAAGATTTGCTACAGGCTCCGCTATTGTTGGAGTAGAAAGTGGAGCAAGTTATGTGTTATCAAGTACAAATCTGTTTGATAATACGAATGATGGTTTAGAAAACAATTTCGATTTTGAATCTGAAGCAGATGGTGGGATTTTAGATTTTACTGAATCTAATCCATTTGGTGAACCATAATGTTAGGTAGTCCATTTTATCATAGAACAATACGCAAAAATGTTATTGCGTTCGGTTCACTTTTCAACGACATTACTCTTGTTCGTTATTTAAAAAACAGTTCAACAGAAATTGAACGTTTTAAAGTTCCGTTGTCATATGCAGCAAAAGAAACTTTTATAACTAAATTGCTTGGCGATCCTGACCTACAAAAAAATGTGCAGGTCGTTTTGCCAAGAATGTCATTCGAGATTACTTCAATAACATATGATTCGAGTCGAAAAACGTCATCATTTAACGAGACATTTTTTATTAAATCGAATTCTAAATTAGATTATTTGCGCAGTGGTGTACCATATACAATTGGTTTTGATTTGCAAATTTATGTTCGTAACGTTGAAGATGGTACACAAATTGTCGAACAAATTTTACCATATTTTAATCCAGATTACACAGTTTCTGTTAACTTCATTAATAATCTTGAAACAAAAAGAGATGTTCCAATCATATTAGAAAATGTTTCATATTCTCAAAACTATGAAGGAGAAAAGGGAACTGTTCGTTATTTGATATGGACATTATCGTTTACTATGAAGACATACTTTTTCGCTAACACTTCAGAATCTAGTGTTATCCGTAAAGTTGTTGCAAATACGTCGTATGAACTTGAATCAACAGCATTACGTCAATTCATTGTCGAAAATGGTTGCATCTATAAGATTGGCGAAACAGTATATCAAGGACCTAATGTACCAAACGCAACTGCAGTTGGTATAGTCAGTAGACAGTTTGGAAATAATGTCACAATTCAATTACGATCAGGAAAGTTTGATATTGACAAACCATTGTTTGGAGTAGACTCGCGAGCAAATTGTTCAATTATTGAAGATGTTAATGAACCATTGCAGCTCGTATATCAATCTGCAACACCAAACCCATTAAATTCAAGTTCTAATAGTGATTTTGGATTTACAGATGTATTGCAAGAATACCCATACATCTATCCTGTTACTGCAAATACAGATACATATAGTACAGATTCGTTAAACATCACTGTCGATACTAACCAACTAACCTCGGACGAAGAGCAATAAAATGGCAAGACAAAATATTAATATCGGCACAGCAGCAAACGACGGCACAGGCGATAAACTTCGCGTAGCCTTTGATAAGATCAACGATAATTTCGTTGAATTGTATGAGCAAGGCGACAAAGGAACTAAAGGCGACAAAGGTGAACCTGCTGTTGGTGGATCAGGTGCACAAGGAGCACAAGGTGTTGCTGGCGACAAGGGTGCAACAGGCGCGCAAGGCGTGCAAGGTGATATTGGCACAAAAGGCGATAAAGGTGAAGTTGGAGTGCAAGGTTCTGCTGGTTCGACTGGCGCACAAGGCGATGCTGGCACAAAAGGCGATAAAGGTGAAGTTGGAGTGCAAGGCGCACAAGGTGCTGTTGGCGATAAAGGAGAAAAAGGCACAAAAGGTGATGTCGGAGCACAAGGTGTACAAGGTGCTGTTGGCGATAAAGGAGAAGTTGGGGTTCAAGGTGTCCAGGGCGTTCAGGGCGCATCTGGCGGTGGTGCTAATACAGGTAATGTGACATTTAGCGACCAAATTGTAATAGGCACTGGCAGCAATGATGGCAGTGGCGGATTGTATTTGGCTCCTGGAAATAATAGTATTGCTAATAGTGCATTACAATACCTGAGAGTGCGCGGTGGTGATGTTGCCACACACATACACCTTGACACAGGCAATAACGCCTATTATGACCAATACTTTGGTGATGACGGCAAGTATGTAAAATTAGAAGCAGGTGATGCAGGCAATGTCGTAATCGGTACTGATGATGTTAATAATCAGTACAGTTGGTCATTTACTAGTGACGGTAATTTAATATTACCATTAGGCAGTATTGTTTATGAAACCAACATTCCAGACCAATCACTTAGTGGTAGTGCTATTGCTTTAAAACCAATAGGTGGAACTACTGCCAATCAACAGTTATTAATATATCCAACAGCGGCTGACGGTGACCATATACATATGACAAGTGGAAACTTGTATGCAACCGAGTTGTTCTTAGGTAGTGATAACTTCTATGTTAAGTTAGCAAACACAGGTAATGTTATTATCAACAGTAATGATGGTAATAGTAGTAATGCTATGTGGACATTTGACACAGATGGTAATCTAACATTGCCAGGCAATCTAGTAATCAATGGTCTTACAAATGTATTTGGATCAAATGTTGCATTATTACAATCAAATCCTAATCTACCATTACTATCAATATCAAGTGGTAGCAATGGTGGTGTATCAAGTCTTTGGGTAGAAGATATTGACAACGTCGGCACTAGTAACATAGCGGCAGTATATGTTAATCCTACTTCAGGATCAGGTATTGTTAGAATAGCAGTAGGACAAAATGGTGGTAACGCTGGTCCTAGTCTATGGGATTTTAATGCTAATGGCGCTATAAAATTTCCAGATAACACAATTCAAACTACAGCATTCACGGGTGATATTGGCGATAAAGGAGAAAAAGGCACAAAAGGTGATGTCGGAGCACAAGGTGTACAAGGTGCTGTTGGCAGTAAAGGAGAAGTTGGGGTTCAAGGCGCACAAGGTTTAACTAGCGACAAAGGTGAAATTGGCGCACAAGGTGCACAAGGAGCACAAGGCGTTCAAGGAGCAACGGGAGCTGGCACTCAAGGTGCAGCTGGTCCACAAGGTGATGTAGGCGCACAAGGTGTTCAAGGAGCAACAGGAACTGGTGCTCAAGGTGCAGCTGGTCCACAAGGTGATGTAGGCGCACAAGGTGTTCAAGGAGCAACAGGAACTGGTGCTCAAGGTGCCGTCGGTGCCCAAGGAGAAGTTGGAGCACAAGGCACAACTGGTGCTCAAGGTGTTCAAGGAGCAACAGGAACTGGTGCTCAAGGTGCCGTCGGTGCCCAAGGAGCGCAAGGAGCACAAGGTGTACAGGGTGCATTAGGCGCAAGAACATACACAGTTACGAATGTTGGTGCTGGTGCATATTCAATCGATGGTTCTAGCAATCCAACTCTTAATTTACTGCGTGGATTTACTTATCAATTTAGTGTAAATGCTTCCGGTCATCCTTTCTGGATTCAAACAGTTTCTGGTGCTTATTCCTCTGGAAGTATATACAGCTCTGGTGTAACGAATGGTGGTGCTGCTGTCGGAACAATAACATTCGCTGTTCCTTATAATGCGCCAAGCACATTGTATTATGTGTGTCAATTTCATTCATCAATGGCTGGAACAATCAACATCAGTGATGTTGGTCCACAAGGCGCTCAGGGTACTGCTGGCGCTCAAGGCGCTCAAGGTGTTCAAGGTGCATCTGGAGCAAATATCTCTTGGCCAATAGCGGTATATCCAACATCAGGAAATACAGCAAACGATGGTATCATATTCCCTAGCGATCCAGGTGGTGGCAGTGGAGACATTGCAAGTATAAAATGGTATCCTGTAATTGGTGAATCAACAAGACTTCACATTGAAGCCAACAATGACGACAATGATGAAATTTTGATTGATGCTAGTGGATCCGTCAAACTACAAAGTTACAATAAAGTTTGGGATTTCAAAGACAATGGCTCTTTAGTGTTCCCAGATAGCACTACACAAACAACAGCATTTACTGCAAATCCTACAGTTAATATATTAAATGTCAAAGAAGTAATTGAAACAACGAATGCATTATCAAGTGCAACTGGAACAGTCACACATAATTGTGCATTAGGTCATATATTTGTACACTCAAGCGTGAGTGCAAACTTCACTGCAAATTTCACCGACGTAACAATTCCTGCAAATACTGCAACTGCATTCACTCTTGTCATCAATCAGAGTTCAACCGCATATGTTGCGAATCTTGTGCAAATTGGTGGCGTAGCGCAAACTGTTAATTGGCAAGGAAGCACAACTGCACCAGCAGGAAATGCAAACAAGAAGGATGTAATTTCTTTCAGTGTTGTGAACAATAATGGAACATTTATCACTCTTGGTCAATTGACCACATTTGGATAATGCTCAGTTCATTTAGCGGTTCATTTTCCTTTGGTCGTCGTGGAAACCCACTATTGCCAGCAGGTATCGTAACTTCAGGTTTGCAATTCAATTTAGAAACTGCACCAATATCTGGAACTACATGGACTGATTCTAGTGGCAATGGTCGTAATGCAACACTTTTAGGTTCTCCATCGTATGTATCAAACAATG